TTCATCGTGGATGGGCAGGAGCGGATGCGCCACCTCTAGCAAGCCTGCCGCTTCCATGTCATCCATGACTGCCGCCATCGAGAGCTTGAGCGCCCCTGAGTTGAGGCCCTGATAGGGGAAATTGCCCACTTCGCGGAGCGCCGAAGACACAATCCAAGGGTGAACGCTGCGGACGGCGGCGACGTGGAGCAGTCGCCCCCACAGGTCCCAGATATAGCCGTATTGCCGGGCGCGAGCGTGATGCCTGCGGCGGTCACGGAGCAGGCCGGGATAGCGGAGGTAGAACGCATTGAGAATCTCCTGGCACTTGTCCTCGGTCCATAAGGGGAGGAAGCTAGAGCAGTCGTGGAGCGTGGCCTCCTTGCGGCAGTTGGCACAGACCACCGGCATCTGCTCCAGCAGGCCCCCGGCCGTCACGTCATAGATAGCGGCAAGGATGCACGTCTTCGAGGGGAAGCGATGCTCGTTCTTGTCTACTCCGGGGTATATCCACTTGCCTTTCTCATCGCGGTAGCGTTTGTCTTCGAGGGCGAAGGCGGCAATAGCGAAATCCGAGTATATGTCCTCGGCTTCCCGATAGATTCGGACGAGTCCCTCATCCTCTGAGTAATGGGCGCAGGCACGAGGTTCAAACTGGCTAAAGTCAACGGATACGTATACCCATCCATTGTCCGTGATAAAGCCTCGACGGATTTCTCGCCCCCGCTGAGTCCGAGTGGGGAAGGCGAGCATGTTGGGTTCCTTGCAGTTGTATCGCCCGCTAGGGACCCGAGACATACCGAGATTGGGGAACATCCGCCAAACGCCATGCTTAGTGCGTTTAGCCAGTCTCGGCATTGGGACCACATACGTGCCCCGGAGCTTGTCCAGCTCCTTGTAGTCCAGAATCTTCGGCACCACTTCATGGTCGTGCTGAACCGCAACCAGAACCTCATACTCAACACTCTCCCTATCGCCGCTCCGGGTGAACTTGGGCCGGGCCTGCTTCAGCCCCAGCTTCTTGAACAGCAGGTCTGATACTTGGTCCCCCGAGCTGAGATTGACATAGTAGCCTGTGCTCTGCTTCACCTCTTCGGTGATGCGGTCCATGTCCTCCGTCAGCGTCTTCTCCATCTGGGCGAAGTGGCTCAGGTCCACTTGCATCCCCCGCTGCATCATGTGCAGGGTCATGGGGAGCGCCCCGTGGTCAATACGCTCGATATTCTGGAGGTTGGGGCCGTCCTGGGGGAACTGGACCCCGTTATAGAGAGTGTGCTGCACGTTAGTAGCCCGCAGGCTCCTCTACGTCCGTAATTGACGTGCAGCGGTGACTCCCGATGAAGGTAGCGGCCCACGCTGTTAAGCTGACATACAGTATCGTATGTCGCAGAATGTGGTCAGCCACGCCGAGATTCAGATGCTTTTGCGACATCTCCACCCCGCACCGCTTGCACCGGATGCGCGTAATCATTACAGCTTCCGGCCGGGCTTGGGCTCCCGACGGGTGACGGCCTTAGTCTCGGCTATTAGAGCCTCAAGAGCGGCCAGTTCAGCTTCGGCCTGCTCTATCAGTCCCGGCATCAATGTGTCCCTCCCTTTGTCAATTGAGAGCTTCATCATTCCGGTATATCCGGGAGCGACGGCAAGCCACCGTCGTAGCAGGTTCCGCACGCAGATGGGGCACCGGCCCTCTTCCAGCTCCTGCTTCTGGGCGCGGAAGTGATGGCCTTGGGGGCAGGTCTCCACGTCCCCGGCCTTGTTGACCTGTTCAATCTTACCCGAGCGGCCAAACAGTCTCATAGTTGCTCCCTTAGTGTCTCGAAGATGCGGCGGCGAATCCGCCGGTCGATAAAGTTGTTCCATGCGTCGTGGTCGATGATGTAGTCCATCAGCTCGAAATCGCAGAGCGTTGGGGCCAGAAACGTGAAATACCGCTGGCGGTTCTCGATTTCCTCCTCGGCAATCTGCCGCCGCAGCTGCCTGACTCGATAGCTGCGGTCCCACGGCCCGTGATTCAGGCGGCGGGCGAACTCTACATCCTGATCCTCGGGCCATTCCCAATCTTCGCCAAACCTAATGGCGAGTCCCATCAGTAGGGCTCGCTCGGCTATCTGCACTCTGGTCTGATAGTAACCCTCAACGCAGATGTAGGTGAAAGCCAGCTCGGGGACCATATACATCCACCGCATTGGTCGAGTCCTTCCCTGTACATTCTGATTCGCCCAGATCATGCCGCCCTCCATTGTTCCTGCGGGAACATTCGCACCCGCTCCCGCATCTTCAGTAGGACCGGGTAGAGTCGTATCAGGGCGTCCGAGTCGCGGCAGGAGTAGTAGAGTGCCTCCTCAAAGGGCACATGGGCGATATCCACGCCCGGCCACGGCCCGCACCGCTCCTCAATCATCGCCTGGGCGTCGGTCCAGTTCGACTCCCACATATTGAATACGTCCTTCTCGGGATTCTTGCCGTAGTCGGTGAAGAATCGCTTGAGCTTGGTATTCATGCCCTGCGGATTCTTCAGCTCCCAGAGGCCGGTCTTGCTATTCACCTCGAAACGGGGCTCAGGCTTGGGCCAGTCGTGCGCCTGTGCCAGCCGGTAGTAGGCGAGCACCTGGGGGATGGAGTAGGGGAGCACCAAGTCCTCGAAGTCCTGCATGACCATTCCCAGCTCCCGGTAGGCCAGGGCCTTCAAGCCTTGCGGCAGGTTCCCCAAATGATATACAAGGAACATGGTATCGCGTATCTTGTCGGGTGGCACTCGGAGGCCCATCCCTGCCACAATTCGAGCGTCATAGAGCCAGTTGTGGAATAGGACCACAGATTCATGGCGGGTGAGGGCTCGCTGGAAACGCTCAAGCAGAGGGCGGTTAGCCGCACGAATAAGTCTTCCGGTTCCAGCCCGCTGCGAGTAAGTAAGGAAGTAAGGTCCCGCTGCGCGAGAGGTCTCGGTGTCACACGCCAGAGGTTGGGCGGGGTCAAGCTCGTCAAGCTCTCGGGGGTCTGTGACTTCGGCATAGTCCGGCTCCGGGTGTTCATCGTGTGGGGGGAGATACTGCCCGCGCAGATACTGCCGCAGGCGTATCCAGTCCGTCCGAATCAAGAGCATCTTCTTGGGGTCGTGGAGCCCGAGCGCGGGGTGATACATCGGGAAGGCCATGATGCCCCACTGGGTCATCACCGGCATTCCGTGTTGTAGCTCCAGGTCAATGTCTGGGTCCACGGCTCGACAGGCGAAGTTGCCCATCGGGACCAAGAGCTTGTAGTTCCCCTCGGCTATTTCGGGGAGCAGATGCTGCTCGACACACGCCCCGAGCAGCTGCCGGTGTGCCGTGCTCTTCGGGTCAAGCTTGCCCCCCGGCGTGTTGGGCATACAGGCGATGGCGTTGATGAACCGGCACCGCTCCCGCCGTAGCCCAGCCAGGGACAGGTAGTGCTCGTTGACTTCGCGCCCGGTCTTCCCTTGGAACGGCTTCCCCGGAGGCTGGCTCAGAGCGAGCTTCTGCTCATCCTTGCCTGGGGCCTCCCCGATGAACAGGGTATCGCCCCGGGGACCATCGGCCGGGATGCAGGCATTGACGCCGGGGCACTGGGAGCAGCGGTCCATCAGTGGTCGGCCCTGCGGAGAAACACATCGTAGAGCTTCGTATCCGGCTCGATGCCTTCCTGCTGGGCCACGGCAATAACAGCTTGCTTCGCGGCGAGGCAGTAAGCTCGGCTCGGGTTCCAATCGTCGCACTGTCCAACGCGGTAGAACCGCCATACCCTCAGCTGGATGAACCGGGGCACCATGCGCCAGTGCTTCCGGCACATCAGCATCTCCGGGGGCACGTCAGTAGGACAGGCGGTTGCGTGGCAGTGATGGGCCATGACTACCTACAGCACTTCGGCAGTTCTTCCCGTAGGAAGCTGTATACGTCGTCGCTGTTGGCGTCGGTGTGCCCAGTCACCAGCAGCGTCTGCACCTTGTTCCGGCAGGCCCAGAGCCGAAAGAGCTGATGCGCCCCGGCCTTGCGATGGTCAAGCAGGAGCACCGGCTTGCCCTGCTCCTGCATCTCCGTAATGATTACATTGACCCGCCGCGTGCGTTTGCCGATGACCACACAGGCATCCGCCACGGCAACATTGGCGGAGCAGTCATCGTCCAGCTCGGCAAGGTCAATGTTGATAAGCCCAAACCGCTCTTGGAGTTGCGGGGATGCCGCAATGGCAAACCCCGCTGTCCTGAGCCCGGACTCCTTGGCGGCCTTGAGGGCGGCCAGTTCCACACCCCGGTCGCCGGAGGAGATGACGGTCGTCACAGTTCTCCCCGGGTCAAGTGACAGAACACGTCCCATGCCCAGTATGACAGGCCGGACAGCCCCACGACGAGCCACCGTTTCCAGAACCCTATTTCAGCCGGGACCAGGGAAAAGGCGACAGTAGCGAGAGCAAGAGATAGGACTAAGAAGAAGAAGAAGGTCATGCCGCAATCCTCCCCAGCTTGGCCCGCTCCAGCAGAGCCTTGGACGGCGTGCCAAGGCCAAAGGCGTGCATCTGCCGCACCTTCTTGCGGGCCTTGGCCACGGCCTTGCCCCGAGCCTTGCGGTCGATGCGATAGGCTGTGCCTCCGATGTAGTGATAGGGGGATTTGTAGTCCACCTCCCCGGTGTCCGTCCCGATAGGCGCGAATGCCCGGGAGATACGCGCCCCCACCTTCCTGAACATTCTCATCGCTGTTCTCCATGTCGGGGAACGGGGTCCCCCTCTAGTGTGGCGTCTGGGTTCTCCCCTAGCATCTCTCGACAGTAACGGGCTGCTGCCGCCTTGGCCTCGGCCTCGTCGGCATATGGACCGTAGCAGTAAACCCGAGTCTCGTCCCAGAAATACCAGCCTGAAGTCGTGAAGCCCCGCAGGTCACTATCCTCGAAACTCACCGCAATGAACTGGGTCATCGCTTCTTCCCTTCTATCTGGGCCACGATATTCTTGGCGGTCTCCACGCCTATCCGGGGGATGCAGGCCCACTCCTCCCAGCCGGACATGGCCAACCCAATCGGTGTTTTGAACATGCGGACGGCGGCCTCGCCATGCACGAGGCCCACGCCGTCCAGCTCCTCCGCCCAGCGGCGCACTAGGGACGGGCGGCCGTTCAGGCTAGGGATGTTGAGCTTCTGCTTCTCCAGCAGTGAGGTGTGCGCTTTCCACTTCTTCTGGAAGTAGTGATACAGCTCGCACACGTCATAGCAGGTCTGGAACAGGTCCCGCGTGTAGAGCACGAGCACACCCGAGAGCTGCACGGAGAATAGGTAGCGGCGTAGCTTCGAGTAGAGGACCGGCCGTCCCCCCGGCTTGCACTCGAAGTAGGTCGAGCCGTCCCGACTCTCCATCAGCAAGCCCTTGGGGTCATGGGGCCGCCAGATGCCCTCAATAAGCAAGCAGGACACGTCATACAGCTTTCTCATGCCGACGAGCTGATGCGCGGAGTATCTTGCGTCGTCGATGCAGGTCAGCATGTCGTGCAGCCGCTTGCGCTCTATCCCGATGGCTATGGGGCCATTCGGGCCGTTCCCCTCGAAGGCGAAGTCCCCAAAAGTCAGGTCGGTCTTCTCCGCCTTCACCCCGATGCGGCGTATCAGGTCCACTTGGTCCTGCCGTTCCCGCTTGCCCGGCTTCTCCCGGTAGTCCACGAGTATCTGACTCAAGGTGTAGCTCCAATTGGCCTGTGCTGTCGCAAGTGCAACCCTCGGCCCGGCACCGTCCCCTGGCCCGATGCGTGAGCACCGAGTGCGGGCAATACAGGCATTGGCCGGGGTAATGCGTAATCATTACGAGTTATCGTCCGTGCAGATTTCGAGTGTCTTATCGTCGTAGAGAAATCCAGTGACGGGAACAACGGCCTCGTCATCCCCGTTGAACGCCGTCACTTCCACGGTTGGCGGCATCCCCCCGGCGATGAGTCGCTGGATAGCGGTAATCAGCTCTGCGGCCGTCATAGTTCGATGTCCTCGGCAGACACGCCGAACTTCTTGAGACTCTCGACCGCCATCGCCCGCCGCGCCCCCTCACAGCTAGCGTATTCGGGCATGGCAAACTTGGGGTCCCGAATTGGGGGCCACGCCGAGCCCACTTTCTTGCCGCTGACGTGGCAGACCCGGCAGTAGTAGTAGGGGGATGGCTTGCCGTTCTGCTCCAGCGTCACCCATTCGTGCGTGTCAGGCGTCGGCATTGGGCGACTCCTTCGGGTGCATCAGGTCGAGGGCATCTGCAATCCGTGCGAGTTGCTCAGCTATATCCACAAGGGCTAACTGCGCAGGGACACACAACGAGAACACGATGAGCCAATCGGACAGCTCCATCTCAATACCCCCACTCCTTCAAGTCAATGTGCGGATAGACGTTCTGGAGCAGCGTGGGCAGATTGCACTCATCCCCCCACAGCTCCGCGCCCTCCAGCATTCGATTGGCCTTGCACATCAAAATCTGGATGCCCCAGTCCGGCACGCCGCCGTTCTCCTCGGGTCGCTTGTAGAGGTGCCGGAGCTGTATCTCGTAGAGATACTCGTGGTCGTTGAACCCCTGCCGCTCGTAGCTCTTGCCGTCCCACTCCCGCTTGTTCTCGCCGGGCTTGGCCGGGTCGGGGATGGCGTTGCCGGTCACGGGGTCGAAGACCGTCTCGAATTTCTTCTTGAGCTTGTTCGTGGTGATAACAATCTTCTTGCTGTCCCATGCCCGTGAAATCATTACACGGCGGGCGGCGTTCAGCCCCGTGCGCTGAATCTGCGGGATTTGCGTGGTCCGGCCGAACTCCGCGAGCATCTGCCACTCGAAGCTGTCCGAGTCGCCGTCAATGAGCACCGAGCGGGCGTCCACGTTGGCGAGAGCCTTCAGATACTTGTTCTGGTAGAAGTCCCGCCAACCGGCGAGCGCCACTTCCTTGGTCACGCCGGTATTGAGCGGGGCATCGATGGGCACGAACACCCAGCTGGCCTCGATGTCCCCGAGCCCATGCTCGCTCTCCAGCAGGCCCCGGTAGCCCCGGTCGAGCATGAGCCCAATCCCTGGGCCGGGCGCGGTCAGGGCGAAGCGCGTCTTCCCCGAGTTGGCTCCTCCCTCCGTCCCGATGAGGAGCCCCCGGTTGCGCTTGGCTTGCTGGAAGCCGTCCCGCGCGAAGGAGAGGGGGAGACTCACCGGCTCCTCCACACGGGGGTCGCCGGACCAACCTGAATGTTCGTGGCCCCCTGTGTCTTCAACCGCTCGGCGAGCCGCGACTCGAAGACGGCCTCGGACTCGGCCTCCATCGTGAAGCACTCCCGCACTTCCTCCGTGCGGCCCTTGGGCACATACCATGCTGTCGCGCGATACTGTTTCATCGATGCGTCTCCTCGAAGTCCTGCTTGTAGTTGCGGAGCATTTCCCAGTTGTTGAGAATCTCCTCGTCCGTGTATTCCACCTCGTAGCGGCAGGGAACCGGGCGTTGCGGCCAGCTGTAGTCCCCGCAGACGAACAGCACATGCAGGTCCACGAACCGCGTCCCAGCCCCATAGCAGTAGCCCTTGGTCTGGGCGTTCCACATGAACTCAGACGCGAGCGGACAATGCGGGTCCTTGTCGCTGTCGAACGTGCCGGGAATCCACCCGACCGTGTTCATGCTCTTGTAGGACAGCTTGCACTCGTGCAGGCGCAGACCCCACTGCGGTTTGTCGGAGACCCAGAGCACGTCGAGCGACTCGCCATCGGGCGTCATGTAGACGCCATCCACCTGCATCTCGCCGGGATGGTCTACGACATCGGGTATCTGGGTCCCGATATACCACTCCTCCCACGCCAGCCCCATGCAGATGCGGGCCTGCGAATAGGAGTCGAGGGACGCCCACCAGCTGTCTTGGTTCACGTCGATGAGGGACAGCTCCTCCAGCAGCTCCCGCTTGAGAATGCCGGTCTCCTGAGCCACGCAGCGGATGATGCCGGAGAGGTGGACTCCCACAGACCGCTCGTGCTTGGAGCGGGGGAGCTTCAGGTCTACTTTGTGGCAGGTAACTTTCACTGAAGCCCCCTGTAATGATTACCGCGCCCCAACGCGCACACCGTCCGTCGTCACCGTCGCCGCAATCTGGGCCTCGGTCGGCACGGCTGACGTGATGAGATTCCCCGCCGCCGTGTAGGCGCTAGCGTTCTGGTTGCGGAGGCCGTAGGTCCCATAGCGGGCGATGTTGTTCGTGAACGTCACCGAGGAGACGAGGCCTACAATCTCCATGTAGCTGTGTCGGTTCAGCTCGAATGTGTTGTGGTCGAAGAGCACCTCTTGCGCGCCGTCATTGACCACCACGTTCCGGCCGTCGCCTTCCATGTGCATCCCGCGAAAGATGTTGTTACGGAAGGTGATACGGCGGGCCTGGGCTGACGGATACGGCCCGGCGTTGGACCCCACGATGTTGACGTATTGGCCTACGTTCTCCACGATGGAGTCTTCCATGAGGAAGTCTTCGACCGTGGCCCATGGGTTTGTGCCCTCTTGATTGGACACGTTAATCTTGAAGCCGGGAGCATAGGCCCACGCATCCGACCACACCCCGGCAATGCGCGTGCGCCGCACCGTGACCCGCTTGGCATTCTTCAGCTCAAACCGCGTCTTGCCGTTGCAGGTCGGGAGCCAGTCCCGGTTGCCGTCAAGGTCGGAGTCTTCAATGAGGATGTCCGAGGGAATCATCTCCTCGGTCGCCGCGTCGGACCCGCCCGTCACGAAGGACTGGGTGCAGGCGACCAGTCGGGACCGGCGAATGATAACGTCCTTCATCCCGTTCCAGCCGGAGATGGCGTTAGAGTCCTCCCCCGGATACGAGTAGCCGTCGATGGTGGAGTCCTCGACAATCACGCTCCGGGCGTTGAGCCGGATGCCCGTGCGGATGACGCCGCCGCCGTCCATCACAACATGGCTGAACCGGAAGCCCGAGGGGACCTGCTCTGGAGAGGTGATTTCGTGCCGAGTGCCCCCGAGCTGGACGTGCGCTCCCCGCCCCGGGTTGCCCCGAATAGCGATGTGCTCCCATGCGACGTTGCTGGCGTAGGGGATATAGGCCCCGCGAATCGTCGCGTCCTCCGTCACCCCGCGAATGGTAATCAGTGGTTGCGTCCCGGCTCGCAGTGTGCGCCGCACGTCCCAGTCGGTTACGCCCGAGACTTCAATGACACCCCCGTTGGCGAGCGCCATGGCGTTGAGCGTATCTTGAGCTTCCTGGGCAGTGAACACACGAACCGTAGGAATCGGCGGGTCGATGTAGTCGCGGAGACTCGCCAGCAGAGCCTGTGCCCGGTCCATGATGGCCGACAGTTCATCCCGAATTTCGATGAGCTTGGCGCGGTCAGGCGTCGGCGTCTGGGCCAGCAGGGGCACGGCTAGAGCGAGTATCAGGGCACACGTCGCGTATCGGATACGGTTCAGGTTCATCTGTAACTCCTTGAAAAATCGGGTAGTTACGGAGATACCGCCGAGGTGGCCGCTATCCCCGTAATGATTACACGTCGTAGCCGAGGTCGCGCAGGCGCTTGGTCAACTTGATCTGCTCGTCGGGCCGGAGCGTCTCCAGCTCCAGCTCCCTCAGAACGTTCTGGAGCTGGTGGAAGCGGTCCCGTGCCTGCTCGAAGTCCCGGCGAACCGCTCCGATGCTGAAGTGGCGGACTGGCTGGAACCCAAGTCCCTTGTTCACGTTCGGCAGCGGTAGGGCAGCGCTGACGTGAGGCCCGGCGTAGCTTCCCGCCCTCTTACTCTCCCGTAGCTCCTCCGCCTGTTCGGCGTAGCGGGCATCCGACCCGCCCTCGATGCGGTCACTTTCGCAACATCCTTGTCCTTCCACGTCCCTCTCCTCTCTGATGAACCGCTCCCACAGCCAGTTAGGGCCGAGGGGCGTGCCGATGAAGGTGACGAGCGGCCCCCGCCTGCCGCCCGCCTGTAGCGATCTCGTATTCGTTCGCTTGCTGTTCCACATCGCTACTCCACTACGTAGGCTGCTCTCTAGCGTCGTCGTCGCTCAGCGGGGCACTAGAGAGCCCACCGAAACAGGGTGTCCATGAGCAATCCCCCGCGAGCAACTGATGTCCCGGAACTAGGCCGGGACAACCTGCTGGCCGGAGACCGTGTAGCCCAGCTGGCTCACGAGGGCCTCCAGCCCTTCATCGTTGCTGAAGAACTGCTCGACCGACGCCGACGCCAGCGCATCACCGTAGGTCTCCTTGATGTGCTTGAACGCCTGGGTCCGCAACATCAGGCGCGTGGTGCCCTTGGAGAACTTGGCGAGCACGTCCGTGGCTCCGGCAAGCGCCGCTTCGAGCACGTCCGCGCCGTCCTCCGCAGCTCCCGCGTGAGGGGCAGGGGCGGGCTTGGCCGCCTTAGCCGGAGCAGGCTTCGGGGCCGCCGCCGTGGGCTTCGCCGCACCAGTAGCAGGTTTGGCCGCTGGCTTGGGGGCCGCCTTCGGTGCCGGGGCGGCCGGTGCTTCCCCCGCGCCTTCCGGCATCCCGCCCGTGCCCTCCCACGGCTTCCCGTCGTCCTTGATTTCCGTGACGACGCAGATCATGTCCGGGCCACGGTTCTGCTGCTCCTGCGCGGCCTCGCCGGTCTGCGCGCCGAGGTTCTTGCGCGTCTCCGGGGCCGGGACGTTCTGGGTGTGCACCCAAATGCCGTCGAGCACGGACACGTCGTTGGTGAAGATGCCTTCGGGCAGACCGCAGTCGTAGAGCGACTTCAGGTAGAGATTGAAGTTGGTCATGCCGGAGAGCGTGGCGGCCGGAGCGCCCGGAATCGGCTTCAGCGACTTGCTGCCGAATCCGTTGTCGGCCGGGTTGTCCGCGTCCGGGGCGAACGAGGCGATGGACTTCCTACCCAGCGACAGGAACTGCTCGTGCGGGTCCCCCCCGGCGAGCGGGTAGCAGGTCAGCATGACGCCGAGCATCTGCTGGCCCTGCGTGCCGTCCTGCTTCGTGTAGGCGTGATGCCGCACGTCGTGATAGACGGCGTAATCGCCCTCGGGCAGCAGGAAGGACCCGCCCCCGTAGCTGGCGAGATCGCCGAAGTTGACCCGGGTGTCCGCTGCTGGGGCTGCGGCGGGCGCTTTCTTGACTGGAGGCATTCTGTCTACTCCTTGTTGGTGTTGAACTTGCCGCTGGTTCAATTCCCCTCTCGACGACGAGGGAGGGCTGGCGGAGGTTGCGGCAGCACCTCCACTCGCCGGAAGAAGGCATGAAAACTCTTCGGGGCGAGGTGCCCATACCGAGGCAGGAACCACTCGATATGGTCGTCCGCGATAAAGTTCTCACACTGGTCATCTCGGCTTCGCATCGCCCGGCCGCACATCTGCACGAGCTTTTGCATCGCCAAGTAATACGGGTATTCGCTATCGTCTTGTGTCCGAGCCTTCAGGACCTTGGACGGAGGTGGAAACGGGACCTTACAGATAAACTGCCATTCGCAGTCCGGGCCGGGAAAATCGTGACCCTGAGAGACAGATGGGGAGACGAGGATTGCGCCAGCATCAGATGCTTTAAACAATTCCACCATCTCCGTTGGCGCGTCCCCACGCTCATTAATGAGCATAGAATCCGCCCATCGGCTCCGTGTAATGATTTCATCACGCCTCCCGTAGCTAATCGTGTGGACGAGACCTTTGCGGTCGCGCCGTTTGGCCGCAATCTGGTCCAGCCGGACCCAGAGCATCGCCAAGTCTGCGGCTCGCTTGTCCACGCGCATCGTGGGGACGTGATAGATGGGATTGCGCTTCGGGTCGAACTCGCTGTCAAACTCCCGAAAGTCGAACGTGTCCTTACCCTGCCCAATCATGTAGAGCGTCTTGGGCCGAAGTGTCGCAGACACCACGAGGACGTTGGGGACCCGCAGGAGCAGGGAGGACTCTGCATACCGTCCGGGCCTAACCGGGTCGAACTGAAAACCCTTTTCCAGCTCTTCGACAACCCAGCTGTCGGGGCGGCAGGTAGCAAGCGTGCCGAGGCGCCTGTAAAGATTACGCATATGGAGGGCGTGACGGACGAAGCTCGGCCGGGGGTCAGAGACGCCCTTAATGCGCTCCAGAGCCGCCGCCAGCAGCTCCCCCACAATCTCCCGCGCATCGGTCGCCCAGACCTTCCACGCTTCCATCTGGTCGGGGTTGGCGGGGGGGTCCATGTGGATGTGCTGCTCCCGCTCCCGATGGTTGATGACGACTTGCATGGCCCGAGCGAGCGCGTTGGGGGCTTCGTGGCCTTCATCAAACACCACCTGGGTAAAGTGCTGCATCCCCTGGCCGTATTTCTTCGCAGCGGTCCACTTGTCGTAGTTGGTCACAACAAGTCGAGAGGTGGAGGCCCGCATCTCGGCGTTTGAGCTGGGGCAGGCGAGCGTGCCCTTGTAGGGGCACCCGGCCTGATAGCCGGACTCGCAGGTGTAGTCCGGGTCGTCCTTGAACGCGCACGTATAGTTCCGCCGCCCCCGGATATCCACCATGCCGACGCTCTCGAAGTCGTGCATCAGCTGGTCTTGCAGTCCGCGCGAGTCGGTGACGAAGCAGGTTGGTTCCCCGGTAATGAGGGCATAGCCCACCGTGATGACGCTCTTCCCTGAGCCAGTCGGCGAACACATGGCCTTGACCCGGTTCTGGCGGGTCAGCAGCCAGCGCAGGGCCTCGATTTGGCCCGGCCGCCACTTGTCGAACTTCTCGGGAAGTCCTAATTCCCGGGGACTCGGGATGTTCACAGGAACCAACCTTTTCGACACGAATCACAGGCCATGACTAAGCCGCGTCGGTCTGCCGCTTGGACTTCTTGGACTTGGGTTGAGGGGCCGGAGCCGCCTTCTTCGTAATGATTACGTGGCGGGTCCGGGCCGGACGACGCGCACGGAGCATTGCCCCTCTGGAATCATACGTATGAGAGTCGCAGGAGCCGCTGCGTTCTGTGGGGTGGAAGGCACCGGGGTTAGCGAGAACAGCGGGCTGACGGCGCACACGTTTGACGCGCCGACAAATGACGCAAAAGAACCTGAACATTACCCGACCTTTCGGTGCAAGGGCAGAGCTTCGCCAGTGGGCTTACTCTACGTTCGTTGAATTGTTGGGGTGCCGGTCAGCTGGGAAGTCAACCGAACGCCGAGCACTATACGCCTATACTACAGCCGGGTCAATAACTTTTATTGATGGGACTTAAAAAACGGAGCCCAACAGTTAAGTGCCCTAAAATACATTAGGGCACTCTACGGATGGGGCTCATTATCTTCGCAATTTCTTCAGCTCGTCGTGCAGAGCTTGCAACTGCATCCCCAGTCCCGTGGCAATCCGCTCCATGTAATCCAGACTCGGAATACGCTCTCCGGCGAAGATGCGGGACAGATACGATTGGTCCAGTGGGGGGTGCCAGCTCTCCGCCAGTTGCGAGAGGTTGATGGCCACGCCGCAGAACCACACGCTTTGGCTGGTCGGGTGCCGGACGATACAGCGAGTTGGAACGGTGGACGTGAGAGCCATGATTCAACCTCTACTAAACGGGGCCAGCTCAGGGGAGAGGAAGACCCTAAGACTGGCCCCTATGCCCCCGGCCGCGCCCAAGCTGGGGGACACCTCGTAATGATTACGGTCAATAGCTCGACGGCGCGATACCGATAGCTTCCAGCTCGCCCGTGCCCGGTGTTGGCGAGGGGAGCCGCTTGCGAATCTTGGGAGCGGCGGTCGCCGGGCGCTCAGCTGTTATCCCCCCGAACTTGGCGTCCTCCAGCTCGCGCAGCCGCAGAATGACCACCTTGCTGGGCCGGATGCCTTCCTTCTCCCAGCGGCGCACCGTGCGCTCCGTGGTTGGGATGAGGGCGGCCAGCTCCCCCTGGCTCAGCCCCAGCCGACGCCGGAGCCCCCCGACATCGAATACCAGATTGCTTCTCATGGTAGCCTCCGTCGCGGCGGCGGCTCTTCCGTCGCCGAGTTGGCCGCGACTCGCCCCGCCCCGCGTCCTGCTGCCTGCAAGGTGCGGCGCATGGGCGTGGTATAGCGGGGGTTGGTCAGAAAATCGTGGGCCAGCCCCTTGATCAGCCCGAACGCGCCCATCGACCCCCCGAGGCCCACGGGCATCTTCTTTTGAATCCCCCGCATAGCCAAGGACGCGGCCACAATCGGGGCAATCTTCTTGCCCACGCCTGTCCGCAGGGCGGTTGTCCCCGCACCCAACGCTTCCCCGGCGGCCGTGCCCGTTGCGGCTGCTGTGGCGGCACTGCCCGGCGTCGTATCCCCGTGCGCCGCCGAGACCGCTGCCGCCGACCCGGCTTCTCCGCCAATGCGTCCGGTCAGAGCTGCCAGCTTGTTGAGCTGAGCCATCATCGCCGGACTGGCCGAGTTGGGAATCATCTTGACCAAGCCTTTGATAGCGGCGGCCCGAGCAGGCCCAACAGGCAAGAAGAACGAGGCCAGCTGCCCTGCTCCCTTCCCCAGCTGCTCCCCACCTCGCCCCGTAGCCTCCAGCTCCGCAGGCTCCTGAGCAAAGGCGGCGCTCGGGTCGGTGCCTTCCGGCCCCACTAGCTTGGCGAGCGCATCCGTCAGCTGACCGAGCACGGGCGTGTTGTGGACGCCCTTACCGAGATTGAAGGCGACATCGCCCCCCTCCTTGGCCACGCCGGTCAGCAGATCCTTGAGAAACTCCAGACCCGTGTAGTCGGCGAACTCGGCCCCCGACGTGTCCGTTGGTCCCGGGATGCCAGTCGGGGTCTTGTCCTTGAGGGTCGGCCCCTGGGCTTTCTTGCTGGCCCGGAGCTGCTGCAAGTCCTGTCCGAATGTTCCCTGCGGCATTAGTGAATCACCTTGTATCCGGCAGCTTCCGCCGCCTTAGCCTGCTCTTCAACGGTCGTGCCCTTCAGCTCCGCCAGCTGCTCCAGTTCATCCTTGGTCACGAACACCCGGCCCAGCGACTGCCCCGACTTGAGCGCCAGTCCGGCGATGGTGCGGCGGCGCGTGGACCACTTGTTCTGGAGGGTCTGGTCATCGTCGCCCGGCTTCCACGCACTCGTCGCCTGATAGTTGGCCCACTCTTTCTCTCCGATGCTGGCGCCTGACTCATCACGGGCCTGGGCGTTGATGAACTCCCGAGTCGCCTGCGCATACTGCCGCACCACCGGGTCCGTGATGGCCTCAGGGGCATTGACCTGCGCCAGCGTTAGTGCCAGCCCCCGCTTGGCGAGCACCGGCTCCAGCTGTAGCAGGAGATTGTGCGAGGACCGCGCCCGCTCGGCGTAGGCCGCCGAGTCCCGCATCGAATCGGTGACTGTTTCCGAGGGAAGACCCGAGTCCACCGTGTCCGTCTGGGTCTTGTCGATGACCATGTAGACCTTGTTCCCATCCTCCCCCTTCGTCTCGACAATCTCGTATTGGGGCTTAAAGTCCCCCGCCCCCATGGCCTTGTCGGCCTTCTGCTGCGAGAGCTGACGGGCGTAAGCGACAGCGGCCTCCCGGTCCACGAACGCTTTCACGTTCTTGGGGTTGTTCTGCACGTCCGTCCTCGCCTGCTCGGTCGCCGACGTGACCGTCGCCTGCCGAGTGCCCTCTTCCTCCGGCGTGCGCTCCGTGCGGACCTGTCCCAAGTCCCCCAACTCTTCGTTGGTCTTGTATTCCGTGACCTGCTGCCCGTTCACAATACGTGTGACCGGCTTCCGGTCCTGGGCACGGGTCAGGGCCGACCGCTTCTCGTTGGCCTCGGCCAGCAGCCGCTCGAAATCGGGATGCTGCTCGGAGGTAATATCCCCCGTGACCATCGGGAAGCCGCCAAATCCCGGGCTCGTCTCGGCTCCCGTGACCTGCTCGGGCTGCACCCCCCGTTCCAAGAAGCGACGACGCAAGCCCAGCTCCGTGGGCACGGCCGTGGGCGACGTTGCCGAGGCAATCTCCTGCCCGACCGGGGCCAGCCGACGCCGGGCTGGGGGCTGCATCCGCTCCAGCTGGTCAGCGGGAAGCACCCCCCCCAGCTGCTCCGGGTCTACGTCTCCCGAGAGCACCTTCGGTAGCAGCGTGGTGATGAGCGAGTGCTCACGGCTGGCCTTTGCCAGCTCCCCCTGTCGCTGTGTCTGGAGCTTGTTGGCCAGCAGCATGGACGCGACACTGGAGATACCCTCTCCCAGCCCGCTCAGGCCCCGTGCCAGTCGTCGTCGGCGTGCCATGTTACGGCGTCTCCGTGGTCGGCTTGGGCTTGTTCAGCACCCGCCGCTTGAGCATGTTCATCCCGACCCCGGCGAGACTCCCGCCAAGGCCCCCCAGCACCCCGCCACCCATCTGCCCTATGACGTTGGGGAGGAGCTGCGAGAGGAGCTGCAACAGGTCGCCGGGCTGCTCCTCTTCGAGCGCCGACGTGTCCGTGAGTGTGCGCCGATTGAGCATGTCACCGGGCATTCCCGGCCTCCATCAGCTGCTGAAGCAGCCGCATAATCGGGTCCGTGGCCCCGCCCCCGGACGTCGGCTCGCCAGTCAGATGCCCGATGTTGCCAGGGTTGGGTGTCGCCGTGGGGTTGGCGCTGACGCTCGGCCCAACTGGCGGCATCCCTGGGGAGGGTGGGGGAGCCTGCGGGGCCATGTTCTGGTCGAGCCGACGACGGCCGCCACCCCCCATGCCCCCGCCCATCGGACCATCCGCCATCTTCGGGCCGATGCCCAGCGGCTTGCTGCCGTATCCGGCCAGTGTGCGGCGTGTAATCATTACGGGCTCCCTAGTTTCCGATGTAGCCGCCGCGCGACTGCTGAAGTAGCGCGAGCATCATCTGCATGAGGGGCGCAATCGCGTCCATCCGCCCCTGCTGAATCGCGGCGGCCACTTCCTCCCGCCGTAACCCGAACTCGGCTAAGAACTGGTTCCATTCCATGTTCCGGTCGAGCACGCCGAGGGCAATCTCGGACATGATGCGCTGGCGGTCCTGCGCTGACCGGGCTCCAGCCAGCCGCTGCTCAATCACGTCCCGCTGCCAGCCCGTGGCCCGCTCCAAAGCCGACATCTCAGCCTCATCGGCGCGCACGGACTCGTCAAACTCGGACTCGCGCAGCTGCTCCAGATACGCGCGCTGAAGAGGTAGAAACGCGCGTTCCGTGCTCATCAGCTCGGAGCCCTCTTCGGCTCCCGGCAAACTAACCAGTCCCCGGTCAGCCAGCACGCCGCGCAGGTCGCCGAGGGCTGCTTCCAGCCCACTGGTCAGGTTCTCCCGGGCCGCTTCCTGCCGGTTGAAGAGCCGCTCGCTATTCACGCCCCCGCCCGCCGTGCGCTCCAGCAGGTCGGCGTAGTAGCCCTCCAGCCCCAACGGGTCCCAGCCCTCCATCATGTCGAGCAGGGTGTCATCAATCGCGGGGCTCAGGTTCTCCCCAGGCACCTCGAAGACGGGGAAATCGCCGGGCTGGATGTGCGACAAGTCCACATCCGGCTGACTGTTCATGGCCTCCAGGGCTCGAAGCAACTCCTCCAGCTGGGCATCGGTAATCGCGGCTCCCGTGCCTCGGCCGTAGGTGCCGCCGACGTTGACCACACCATCGCCGTCCGGGTCCAAGTCGCCGCCGACTCCGCCGTCACTGGCCGTCTGTCGCTGAAAACGGTCTCGGGCAGTCTGCTGCCAACCGCCGAACACGTCCCCCCAAGACCGCTGGTATTCCGCGCCCTGATACGCCCCCGAGTCCAGGGACGCATTGTTCCAGAGGCCGTCAAAGTCCCCCTGGTCGTAGCCCCCGATGGACGACAGGAAGGAGTCGTATTGGGCGCGGGCTTCCTCACGAGTCATTACAGCCTCCGCCGTCCCAGCTCAGGGGACAGTCGCCGCCGCGCCAGCTTGACGGCCACGCTCTCCATCGGGTCCGCTTCCCGTTCCAACGTTGAGGGCCGAGCAGGGGGACGATAGGTGTCCACCATCCCCCCCTCGGCCTGCGGCGGCTGTGTGACCTCCAGCCGCCGTCGCTCCACCGGCCCCTGCATCGGGGTCGTAGGTTCTGCCGGGCGCGTGCTCCCGTAGGAGTCCATTACCGTCCCCCCTGCCCGAGAATCAGCTCGATGGCGGACAGGGCTTGCTCCGGGGAGCTGGGGCCGTGGTCCCCCGGAGGCCGCTGCCATGGGTCACGGCCACCCGGAGGCTCACCATTCTCGCCCAGCCGCCGCCGACTGATACCCGCCCCCGGCGACGTGCGGAGATTGGGGTTCAGCCGATTGGCGTCCTGCCCGGGAGCGGAGATGGCCATCGGTAAGGCCCCACCCACGAACGACGGCAGCGGATTCACCGTTGTGCGTAGGGTCACAGGCTCATTGGCCCGTGCGATAACGGCATTGAGCAGGTCGTCCAGCTGCGACTTGACTCCGCCCATCATGATTTTGGGGTCCAGCTCCCCCTCACCCTCGAAGGATGACAGCTCCTGGCCTTCCGGGGCCGTGATGCCGCCGAGCAGCGACCCCCCAAGGACCGACGAGATGAGAGCGATTTCACTTGCGCCAAAGTCAGGCATTCTCGGGCTCCGGTGTAATGCTTACAGCCTCCCACGTCAGGATGTAGGAGAGCTGAAAGCCGACTGACCGATACATGCGGGCGGTCGCGTCGTCGTCCGTGTAGATGGCGAACTTCTTCACCTCGGGATACGTGGCCGAGGCAATCTTCAGCAGTTGTGGGGCAATCACGCGCAGCTGACCTCGGCGGCTCGGGGCCAAGTAGAGCCGGAGCAGGGCGAACTCGGGACCCACGCCCAGCCCGGCGAACCCGATGTGCTCCTCGCCGTCCGTGAGCGCAAAGAAGTCGGGCTCGAAGGACGCCAGCCGCTCGCGCAGCTCCGAGGAAGTCTTCGGCTGGATACCCAGGAACTTGAGGCCCCGATCCTCGTCGGCACGAATCCAGTCCCAGAGCCGGTCCCGGTCCTCGTCGGTCGTCTCGCGCCCAGACAAGGCCCCGGCGATGGCGGTTTCCACGTCGGCCTCGGTGGGCTCGGGGAGGGCGGCTTCCCACGTCTCGCCTTCTGTCACCGTGCCGTCATCCTCGATAGTGACTGGCACGTTGCCCTCGAAGAGCTTCTCTTCGTCTACGAGCATGGGCACATGGGCAGCAGCCCGCTGAAGTCGCCGCTCCCACGCATCCGCCGATGGTCCCGCCTCGGTCGAAGTGGCGCTCTCGACCTCGACCTGTTCTGCCCGTCTGGGCTTCCGATGTCTCTCTTGGCGCATGTCCTGTTCCTCTCAAGAAATGCTAGGAAAAACCCTTCTCCCCACACCCCACTACCCGGAGGGGAGTGGGCTACCGCCCCCTCCCCTCGCGCCGAGCTTACGAGTTTGCTGGGCTAGGTGTCAAGAAAATGGCCATTTTTGGCCTGTTTTGGCTCCTCGTAATGATTACGCGGGCGGCAGTTCGTCTCGCAAAATCCGCTCCCGCTCGGCGATTGGGAAGTCATCTGGTAGCGCAGTTCCCAGTAACCGTATTCCGATGGAGAACAGCCCGTCCTCCCACTTGCCTGAGGCCTCCCCCAGCGTCATAAAGTGATGCAGGTCTCGATTCCCGGCCGCTCGCAGGTCTTGCACGGCGTCGAACTGGTCCCGGGTCAGGAGCAGGTAGAAGCGAGCCACGGTGAAGATACGGGGCACAGAGGGACGGGCATAAACCCCATTGGCCAATACCGCATCCACCGAGGCAGCGTCATAGTCCGCTTTTGTGGTGAGCGTGTAGCCGTCAGGCGCGGGCCGGTCATCGGGGACAGCAATCAACCCCTTCACACGGTTCGAGCCGTCCAGTTTGATGTAGTAGCTTAGGGCCATGTGAGCACGTCAAAGTTAATGGTGCGGCTCGTGCTGAACAAGCCACTGCCCGCATTGAACCGCACGGTCACGTTCGATTGGAACTTCCAGCGAATGGAGTCCCCGAACTCGGCCGTGTGCATGATGATGGTGGACTTGGCCGTATCGATACTGCTAATGGTTGCGTCCCCCTGCCCACTGCCGTCGAACGACACGGAAGCAGAGATGTGCTGGATGGACGGTCCCGCCACGATGCGAGAGGCCGTCGCCAGATATTGCGTGGACCACATGGCCCGCGCCATCGTCGCCAGGGAGAAACGGTAGCCGAATCCCATGATTAACCTGCGTTGAACTCTTCGGCGGCGGTCAGACGCACGCCGACATCACTGTTTGCTGCGTCGGCCGCCGCTTTGATGAACGAGCCGCTATCCCCATGCCACGGTCCCTCGATAATCTCCGTGGAGTTGGGCGGCACATATTCCTCATAGAAGGTATTAGACTCGGACGCCACACTCGAAAATGGCACAAACCACAGCGTCACCCGCCGCGTCGAGCTGGAGCGGTTGCTGATGGTGACACACTTGAGCACGGCCCCGCCTTCGGTCAGGTTGTCCCCGAACGTCAGTAGAGTCTGCTCAGTGTTATCCAGCTCAGTCCCAAGATGGACGCGCCTACGCCACGGCATCAGTCACCCCAGAGATTCTGACCCCAGACGTTGCTGGGGTCTCGCGGCAGCCGGTCAATCAGGTCCTGAATCTGGGCCTGCTGTTGCTGCTGTCGGTTATATGTCAGCCACAGGGCCGAGGTGGTCTCCTGAGCGTTGCCCTGCTCAATCGAGCCCCAGTCTGGGCCAACGCCCTTTTCGGTTAAGTCCGGCATTACCGCGTCTGCCCTTCTAGCACTTGATAGGTGATCTCAATGCCCTTGAGCGTCCACGGTCCCGAGGTGCCCGTCGATGTAATCTTTACGCGGAAGCCAACTCCGTGAAAGAACTGGCCCGGGTTGCTATCGGTGGACTGCTGGCGGCAGGGCACCTTAATCCGCGTGGTGGCACTCACCGTCCGGTCAAACTCCACGGCATCCGTATCGTCAGCGTCATGCGCCAGGAAGCCCACGGATACCGAGGTGGGCACGGCATCCTTGGCGAACAACAGGAACAGATTGTTCAGTCGCTTCTCGTGACTCAGGTCCGGCGTGCCTCCGGGCTCGATGGGCGGATAGACTGGCTTAGACATGAACGTCGCCGTAATGTCCGACCCGTCCCGGTTGTCCCCCGTCCACAGCTTGTAGATGAACCCGCCCGTCCCCGTTCGACTCTCCCCCGCCAGTAGCACGCTCACGGCAGATGCCGACTCGGCGACAGCCACATGCGCGAAGTTGGTCCCGGTCCACTCGTGCATCGTGCCGTAGGCGTAGTTCCACGCCACGGACAGCGAGGGCTCTGTGTCGTTGTCAGCCGGGAACACCCAGACGAACATCTTGTGCGCTTCGTCGTGGTAAGCGTAGCTCTTGGTCTGGTGCGTCGTGTTCAACCGGGCCAGCGTGTCCTGCTTGGCGAAGCTGAAAATCGTATCCCCTTGCCCGTCGAACAGGCGCAGGTCCTTCTGGGGCGTCAGGCGAGCGAGACTGCTGCGCTCGACCCGCTGGAGCCGTCCCTCTTGGTCGGTGTAGACCGCCCCTTTCGGCACACGCACAGCCGTGCGATGGCTGACCGTGCCCGTATCGCAGTTCTGCCGCCGCTTGCGCCAATCAATCTCTGAGCCCACAATGATGCCCGTGCCACTCACGGTCCAGACGCTGTTGAGGCACCAGAGCACGAGCATGTTCTCGAAGTCGCCGGTCCCGCCCGTGCTGACATCACCTAGCGACTTGCTGTCCGTCAGGTCCAGATAGCTCCGGTCGGTATACACCGAATCTGCATCCCCTGGGTCACTCCAATACCAGCGGCGTGGGTCTGTGTCCGTGCGCCCCCACCACATCCGGCCCTTATGGGGCACGCAGAAGTAGATACCTTCCGGGGGCGGGTCGCCGTGTGAGGCGATGACGCTCAGGGCCGGGCGGGTAATCAGGTCCTTATCTGGTAACGTGTCGCCGACATAGGTCGCCGTCGTGCGGCCGTCGATGTAGGACACGAGATAGAAGTCCAGCCCGGAGCCCGTGGTGCGATACAGTTCGTAGCCGACCACCGTTACGTCGGTATCGGCCGTCCAGCTCACGGTAATACGACGGTTCTGCACGTCAAGAGCCGCAGATGGAGAGCTACCGGGCTTGCGCTCCTTGTTCGCGCGGATGGGCACCAACCGATACTTGTAGCCTGCCCCGTTGAGCGCCCCCGCTCCGGCATCGGTCAGAGTGGGGGCTCCGAGCTGCGTCACCCCCGTATTGGCCAGGGCCGTGCCGTCCCAATACCGGGGCTGAATCACCCCATTGGCGATGTAGAGCTGGTCGCCGAACGTGGCGAAGTCAGGGATACGGCCCACTGACCCGGAGCCCAAGTCCGCGATGAACGTTTTGGTCGCCCCTAGGTCCGTGCTGTAGTGCAGCTCCCACTCGTTCACCCCGTCATCAAGCACAAAGAGCAGCTGCCGGGTCGTGGTGCCCCCGGCAATCTTCCGGTAGAGATACATCCCCGGAATCTTGGACGCCGTGCCGCCCGTCTCCGTGGTGTAAGCCGCCGCGTTCTGACGCAGCCAGCCGTCTACCGTGCGAATCTGCCCAATCTTGTCGATATACAGGTTGACCGAGCCCCCTGAGCTGTAGAACTCCGCCAGCTGGAGGACACTCTGCCCCTGATTGTCGCCCAGGAACGCCGACAGGAGCAGGGACTGCGGGGCAATCACTGACGCTTCTCCATGGAACGGCGCAGCTCGTTCATGGCCTGCGCCGTCTCCCGGTTCGCAGCGACCGACTCCTCCATGGCTACGGTCGCCTTCTCCACCAGCGTCGCAAACCGCTCCGTGGCCGCCTGAAGCTGCGCGTCCTTCTTGTCCACTACCGTCATGAAGTAGCGAACAAGCGCATAGGCGGCGACCACGAGAATGGCCGCCACCCCGAGCCGCTCGACCGTGGCCCCCGGCTCCAGCGTAGGCGTGACGGCCTGTGCGACCACAGCCGTTGTGGCGAAAGCCCCAAATGCACCCCAGCTCGCTGCATCCATACGTGGCTCGTTTCTCGTAAAGTGTTGATTTAACAGCTACTTACGGTGTTTTTGGGGCTTGTGTAATGATTACGGAGTCGCCGGTTTGACCTCAGCCGGAACCGGACTGGGCTTCGATTTCATGAGCTGTTCCCGCTCAGCCAGCATCTTACGGACAACCCAACCGTGAACCGCCCGCCATTCCCGCCATTCAGTGTAGGCCCATTGGCCGACGATGGCAGACGCCGCCAATAGCACGCCTAGCAACAGACCGCCGATAAATCCTCGACGTAGCATGTTCCTCTCTCCTCTCAATTACCGCATACGGATGCGTGTGCGGCCCTTGCCCCGAGGGCCATCAGTGGCTCCCCCGCCACCGCCGCTTAGCTCGGTATCCATCATATGGCCCTTGGGCGTGGCACTTGCCGGGCCGTGGTCGGTCAGGTAGGACCCCTGTAAATCTCCACTGGCACTCACGATATTATCGCCTGTCACGCCGGTCAGGTTACTCGACAGCACCAGCTTGGTAAAGTCAGTCACCGACGTGCAAGTAAACTTCGCCGGGCAACTCCCACTGGCCGCAGTTGCGTTAATGATGACGTTACGTGTAAACGTCCTTGCGCCTTCTGCACTCCCGAGTCTATCGATAATGGCCGTGCCGACGAACGTATTACGGTAGATGTGCAATGCCGCGACGTTGGCGATGCCGCCGCGCACCAGATACACGGTTGTGCTACTCGTGCTCAGAACAGCATTAAACCGCGTCTCACCCGAGGACTCCGTAAAGTGCGTCGCGTTATGATTCCCGGTAACGAGCCCCGCGCCTGCCTCGCTGGTCAGATTCTGAGCCTTATTGAACTGAATCGAATACTGCTCTACGTCGGCCTTCATCGCCATGCCATCGTTGCCGTCGAGCAGATTCCCCTCAATAACGAGCTTGAGAGCCGTATACGCCTTGATAGCGTTATGGCCTGCACTCCCGAAAATGTTATTCGCTATGACCGTGCCGTAGCTCTGGTTAGAGCTATTACTGGTCATCATGATAAATGCCGAGTTGGAGCCGTCGCCCCCGTCACCGCCAGTATGAAAGTTGTTATTCCACCAGACGGAGCCCCGGCCGAAGAACATCCCAACCTCAAACGACTTCGTCCAGTCGCCGTAAACCTCGAAGCCTTCGACCCATGCGTTCTCGGCTTCGCTGAGGTTGATGTAGGGCGTATCACTCCCTGTCGATTGTAGGTCTAGTTCTGGAGACTCATTCGGGTAGTTAAGCCATTGTGTGGGGCGGCCCAGACCCCCGTTCCCGCCGTAATCGAAGTTAGCGTAGGCACCTCCGCTCGCTAGGGTAATGCCATCTACGTTATAGACCCCCGCCATGAAATAGATGATTTGGTGCATCCGCCCTTGCGACCATACCGCGCTGAGCGTGCGCCACGGCCCCGTCGTGCCGGAGACAAATGTGGGAGACGTTCCATCCCATGAATCATTCCCGTCTACGGCATCGACAAACCGGAACCGACTTGAGGACCCGGCCGCCTGCACGTCGATGGAAAACGTCTCACAGTCAGATGCTTCGTGAATGTCCTCAACACACACCTGAACATCAGAGGCGTCCGTCTGAGGGTTGGGCCATCGCAGGCGCCAGAGGGACTCCCCGGACTGACTGGGATAGGACTCGACAACAGCTCCGCTCGGGAGGTTGGAGCCCGTCCATGCCAGTGGAGGCATCCCTCCCGTCGCCGCGAGAGGAATCGCGTATTCCACGCCCTGTAGGGCGAACTTTGAGCGGTTGTCCCCATCGATGCCGGTCGGAGAGGTGCCGGTCGGTTTCGGAAACACTACCTCCAGCGTGTAAACCGCAGGCATCGGGTTCTGTTCCTGTGCCCGCAGCTGTAGCACGGCAGCACAGAGAACGAACACGATAAGCGCACGCCTCACGGCTCACCAACCCGCCGCAGGAGAAGATTCTTATGCCCAGTTCCAGCTGCGGCATCGTTCGCGTATTTCCATGAGGCGATGGTGTTAAACGTGTCAGCGCTGGCCGCCGTCGTGTATTCGCCGGTCGTCGTTACTCCGTTCGTCGTAAGTCGCCGCTGAAAGTAATCGCGGGCGCCGTTATTGGTCAGAGCCGTAAAGTCCGCGTTGGGCGTCTCCGTATTGGCTCCGTTCTGGAGAGAACATGTAACGATTACACCGGGGCCAGTCGTCGTAATTGACCCGTGTGAGTGCGTCGTGTTCGCTGTCACATCAAGCGTGTTGTCCTCATCGTAGGACCACGCCTCAGCAGACGGGGAACGATAGACGCTGAAATTTGAGTAAATGTTTGTTGCAGCGACACTTAACGTCACCGTGGGAATCACGGTCGCTGTCGAGCCTGCTGCAAGATCGTAGCAAATTGCCGACTGGTCGTTGTTGTAGGCCCCAGCCGGACAGGTGTAGGTATTGGACTGATCGTCCGCAACACTAACAGTTGTGCCCCCAGCTCCGCCGCGAATGGCGATAGAGACCACCAGTAGGTCTCCAGCCGTCACCGCTACACCAGACCCATAGGTGCAGGTTGCCGACCCGGCTGATGTGCAGACCTGCTGCCCAACCACCGTCGCCTGAGCCCACAGGGGTTGAGCGTAGAGCGAGAACAGACAAGCAAGGAGAAGACGGCGCATGACTCCCCCTTTATGGGGCGGCGACGACAGAGATGCTACCGGAGAGCTGTGTCGCCGCACTCGTGATGATGCAGACGACGCGATTGGTGCCGTTCGTCTTGCCAATGGCCCCTTCGCCATCTCCGAGAGCAATACCACCCGACGCCCCGAAGTTCCAGCCTTCGCTCGCGGCCGGGGAGGCGTCGCTACCGAAGATACCGGCAGTGGGGGAGCCGCAGTTGTCGGAGTCATCGTCCGCTACCAGCACATCATTTGCTGCGTCCGTTACCAGATTGATAGAGCAGATATGGTAATGATTACTGGCCCCGGCAAGCGATGGCGTGATTTCCGTTGTCGTCGCGCTGCTGATGCTGATGGGGATGTGCGTTTTCGCCACGCCCGAGCAGGGGTCAGCGTTCCGCGTCCACAGGAGCCCGTTCGCATCCGTGTTGAACGTCGCGTTATCGCCAGACGTGCCCGCACTGGACGCCATCGTGTCCCGGCGCACCGAGAACAGGTAGCCCCCAACGGCATCAGCCGTTTCGGCTAAATCCTCGGTAACTTCCGTGGCCCCCGAGGCTCGGCACAAGTCAAGGTTGGTGCCGTCATAGCAATAGTTAACGGCGGAGACCACCAGCCCGTCAATTGTAAGGGCTTGGTTGTCGGCCTGCGTTGCCAGAATCAGCGAGGCAGTCCCGAATACCGTCGTAAAGTTGCTCGACGTAACGAGATCAGAGCCTCCCGACTGAACATCGAGGTTCGTCGCGGTAATCGGCAGAGGGGCAGACGCACTGACGGCGGATACCGCACTGGTGCCGGTGTTGCTCTCGAACAGCATCACCTTGCCAGTCAGCGTCGTGTCCGTGTCCCCCTCTGTGTATTCGACTCCGCCGCCGAAGCTGGCCAGCGACCCATCAGCAGCGGACACGAAGACTTTGAGCCCATAATCCCCGTTGCTGAATCGGTGATTGTTGGCCCGCAGGTAGGCGATAGAGCCTTGGTCGGCAATGAGGGGCACACACAGCAGCGCCCCGAGAATCACGCCGAGCAGTGTCATCGATACGTATTTGAACCTGTTCACCGTCGGCTCCCTTCTGCCCACGCATCGGCCCCACCACCATCCACGGCGGTTGAAGGCTTGAGTTGGATATGCGCCCCGAACCATTCAGGTGGAACGAGGAACGAGTGGGAGCGGCCCGCCGCTACCCAGTTGATTTGAGCAATCGTCTCGGGGTTCGTGAAGTTCTGGTCGTGGGACGCCTGCACGTCCACCACGCCCTGCGTCGTCCCCGGCCGGAAGAACACGCGAAGCGCCACCCGGACGCACTGTGACATGCGTCCGGGGCCGACAATCTTGCTCGTCGTGGTCGTTGCCCCCAGCACCGGGAAGTCCCCCGGCTGAGACCCGCCAGCGATTTGCTCCTGAAATTTCATCTCACCCTCGTAATGATTACGTGTCGTGAATGTCTTCGTAGACGCGGCTATCCGCCCCGGTCGCCACTTGGTTATCCAGTGAGCCGATAACCGTGCGGAACGCCTTCTTGCACTCAGCCTCGATAGTGGCGACCGAGCGGTCCAGCCCGATACGCATCAGCTTCGTCGCAAATGGCACTAGGGCCAAAGCCACGGCATCTGGGGAGCCGAAGGTGTTGGCAGCGGCAGTGTAGGCAGAGACCGCCCATAGGCCGTAGCCGCGTATTGTGTAAACCGCGTCGGGAGTGGGAGCCCAGTAGATGTTGCCCCCCTGGCCCTGCGCCCGATACTCCATCGGCGCTCCGTTCTGCGTCGAGCCATTGACCAACAACGCAGAAAATGGGAAATGCAGCGTCGGAACATGACCGCCCTCCCGGTCAATTGGGTCCAACTCCCGCACAGGCTTACTGTTGCTATCGAGCAGCCAGAGCGAGTCGATGCGGCGGAGCGTGGTCGGCCATGTCGTATGTTCCTGATTCGCCGTCGTCGTGAACGTGCTTGTCGTCTGACACAGCCCAGCAACCTTGGCGGCCACGGCCTCCCACCAGTCCTGACACAGATTGATGGCCGTGAGCCCTCGGGTCACGTCATCGCCCCCCGCAATCAGGTCCAGCTGATTGTCGTAGAGCATCATCCGGTCAAAGATTTCCTGAATGGTCATTTCATCTTCCGCCGCGTCTGGGGCAGACCCTCATCGGTCAGGAACTCGCGCAGCTCGGCTTTCGTGGCGAATGTAAGCCGTTTAGGCTCCACGTAAGGGCTCGGGCCGTCTGACGAGTGGCTCTGGTGAAACCGCTGGGTGACAACGTAACCCCCATTGTCCGAGGGCTCGATTTCCATCGAACACACGCGAAGGTTATCGGCCGTAGAACGCCTTTTCACGGTCCTCTTCCTCCCGCTTCAGCAGTTCAGGGGGGAGCCGATGCTTGCGGGTCTCCGCCCGCCATGCCGCTTCTCCTTGGCTTGGGACCACCGTCCCGCTGTGGTGGAGAGCTGACCGACTCCCATCTCCCGCCGATGAGATTTTCCAGCTCTCGCGCACCTCGTTCTGCTCGGCCTGCCGGTCGTTGTCGAACTTCTTGGACCGCTCTTCTTTCGCGCGCTCGGCCTCGGCCATGAGCTTGTCGTAATACTCCTTGGCCCCAGCATACCGGCCAGCCGAGATGAGATAGACGTTGGCAAACACCAGCTCGCTGAGCGGTAGGAACTCGTGTGTGACCGAGTGCTCCCAGAGCATCAGCAGCTGCCAGCCCCGGCACAGCCACTGGGCCGCACCCATCCGGCCGATGCGTGGGTTCTTGACCCATAGTATCCAGCGTTCATGCACCGGGGAGTAGCAGACCCGCAGGTCCGGGTCGATGCGGGCCAGCTGTTCGGCAAATGCAGCAGGAGGGGGCACTGCCCCCTCCCGGTCTGGATGCCCATACCACGGCAGGACTTCGGGTCCCGGGGGCGGCCCCTTGCGCTGGTTCACGGGGACCGTGAACTTCTCGCGCTCCTCGGGCCGACGACGGCGGTATTTGAGCTGCATGCTCTACTCCTAGGGCTCGACCTGCACCTGACGACGCTTGCCGGAGCCCGCCTTGCCGCTCTTCAGCCGCTGCGAGAGCAGGCGATGCTGATTCACCTTGACCACCTTCTCCGTGTCGAGGTGCTTCAGAATCTTGTTGATGGCCATCCGCTTGCTGGCCGACTTCAGCATCTCGAAGGTCTCGGCCTTGCCGCACAGGGGGCAGGCCACCGTGCCGAAGGACTCGCCTTCCTCGATGGTCAGCTCGTCAGGGGTCTGGAGCAGCTTGCTCGACTGCTCGGCGGCTGACGTGCTCCTGATGAACGCCGCCACGCCCGCCAGCGACTTGATAGCCCCGTCGCCCGTGTTCTTCAACTCGGTGTGCAGCTCGGTGCGGGTGCCGTCCGCATTGAGCCGGGTCAGCACGCGGTCGGTATCCGCCCCGACGCCGTAGAGGTAGGGCACGTCCGTGGTCGGGTCCCACATATGCAGGCTGGGAGCGCCCGCCGCCCGCCGCAGTTCGGGGGCTGACCCGCGCGTGCGCCGCTTCAGCTCCTGCACCTCGGCGTTCCACTGAAGCGTCTCACGGCAGATGGCCCGGAGCTTCTCGAAGCCGCACCAGACCATGATGGTGTCGTCGCTGTGCTTGTCGCGCAGGCTTTGCTGATACATCTCCAGGCCATAGGTGCGGTCGAGCACCGGGCCGACCGCCAGCTCGTTGACGCCCTCCGGCAGCTCTTCGTCCGGGGGCATAGCCACGATGGCGGGCTCGCCGAGATGCTCGATAAGGAAGGCCAGCTCCTGATTGCTGAACGAGGAGCCCTCGAATCGGGGGTCGTATTGCTCCAGCGGGCTGATTGGGGCGCGGCGTTGGGCGCGTGCCATTATCGTCTCTCCCTCTCTGTCGAAATAAGCGGGGACCCGTAATGATTACAGGCCCCCGCCGATGGACTAGGCGTCGGTCGATGCGGTGATGTTCGTCTGCATGGACGACTCACCCGCAAGATTGACGATGTTGATGGGCTGGAAGAACTGGGCGGCAGCACCGACGAAGGCCTCGGTGATGTTCGCCGCGTTGTCCTGCAACATCGCGTTGATGTTCGGCCCGACATGGCCGGTCGTGGAGGCATGGAGCGTCACCGCCACGTCCGCCGCGTTCTCGGTCCAGATGTAGCTGGCGCGGGAACCGCCGCCGATGCGGATACGGTTGGCCGCCGTCGTGACGTTCTCGATAGCCGCCACGGCGAAGTTGCCGTAAATCTGGAAGTCCTCGATAACCCAATCGTCGCCGCCGACGAGGGTAATCGCGGTATCCGCCCCGGCCGCCGACGCGCCGCGATGCTGCCAGCCCGAGATGAACAGGCGGTCGCAGTCGTCGGTCGTGACGATGAAATCCGTGGCCTGTCCGGTCACGTCCTCGGTCACGATATCGAGTAGATGGATATCAGCAGCGGCGAGGTGGACCGGGTTCGTCAGGGCGTCGATGTCACCCGTAAAGCGGAAATTCCGCATCAGGGTGCCCGCGCCCGTGATGTCCATGTCCGCGCCCACAGCCGTGGTGAAGTTCACGCGGGGACGGCGGTTGCCGGTGCCGAAGCCGAGCCAGCGCACACCCGCGACGTTGAGCACGAGGTGAGCTGCCGCCGTGCAGGTCTCAGTGTGGTTCTCGGCCACACACACGATATCATCGGCGGCTACGGCCGCTGCTGCCAGCACCATGGTCGTGAACGCGCCGTCCCACGAACGCCCATCCCGCGAGCTGTTCGTGTTGTTGCTGTTCACATACCAGACACGGGGGCGAACGCCGCGCACGCCGACGACATACTCCGGGTTGAAGTCGGCCAGAGAGCCGGGCAGTGACCCCCTGAACCGGCCGGGCAGGGTCTGTGCAAGGTCCATCGTTGTCTACTCCTTGAATAGAGGTTCGGGGGTTTACCGATACGTCGCTGAACGCTTCCGGCTGAGGACAATCGTCAGGCTGAAGCCTGCGAGCGCCGTCAGCGTGCCGGTCAGGTCGAGGCACAGCCGCTCCCCGCTCTTGAGCGTGCGGGTTGGCTGGGCGGCCAGCCCGGACGCTGTGTTCTTGGCGACGGGCGTGTTGGCCGTGGACTTGAGGTTGAACGTGGACGAGAGCACCGACGTGCCCGCGCTCGGCGCCGTGCCGCTCGTGCATTTCTTGACATCGGCGGTGACGGCGCCCCCGTCCGACCCGGCGACGGTATGGCTCTCGATGACTTCGACCACCTCATACTCCGAGCCGGTTGGGCACGTAAAGAGGGTGCCGTCCACCATCAGCGCCGTGGCTGGGTTGATGAACTCGGTGAACTGGAGAATCAGTGGGGCTTTGCTGTCCACGTCTACGCTCCTGTAATGTTTACAGTGCTACTGGGTCTGGAGATGAGGGAGGATTACTCCTCCCCCTCCGTTCTCGCCGTGCGAGCCGCGTAGTCCTCGGCGGATTCGCCCGGCAGCGGAGGTTCATAGGGCTCACCACGCGGGCGGCTCGGGTCGTCCGGGCCATCGTAGGGGTAGTTGAGCACCGTCGAATCTCCGCTGGTCTTCTTCTTGGCCATACGCTTCACCTCTCAGATGAGCAGCTGCTCTCGGCCCCTTAAGCCGGACGCCCCGTTAGGGACCTCCGGCCTAAGAGGCTGAGTCGTGAGAGGGTTTACGACTCGGCGATGTCCTGGAACTGGATGCCCGCCTGCGGGTTGTCGCTCAGGAGCTGGGCTTCCCAGTAGTGCCACACGTCGAACTTCGAGGACGGCCCTGAGGCCATCTGGAAGTAGGGCACCATGTCATCGAACACTTCCGACAGCGGCGTCGGCACCTCGATGCCGTCGTGACCGAGGAAGAAGTGGTCATCGTTCCAGCCGAGGATACGGTTGGCACGGAAGTAGGGCTCGCAGTGGAACGGTTTGCCGGACAGCGTGTATTGCGTCTTGCCCGTGCCGTCCTCCTTGCCCTCCAAGTCGTAGCCCTCCCGGCCAAATCCAATCTTCTCCCCGCCTGCGCCCACAGCCTGTGGTCCCTTGTTATAGGCGTAGTAACGGTCCTGAATCAGGTCGCCGTGATACCGCTTGAGGATGTTCCCGTTCGCGGCGTAGCGGTCAGGCTGGACACCCCCACGCTCACGCATGAGGTTCTCGCCGTCGATGAGCAGGTCCTCGGTGAACGCGCGGAGGGTGCCCCCGTTGGACAACACGTTCCCGTGATAGAACTCGTTGCCCGTGGTCGAGCGATTGATGTTCCCCAGGTTGCCAACCACAGACGGCGGGTTCACGTTGGAAATCCACGCGCCGAGGCCATGCAGCGAGTAGCTCGTGCCGCCCGAAATCTGCTCGGACGGGACGAAGTAGTCGCCTGCGGCCGTGCCAGCCGGGGCGCCGCCGCTGATGGTCACGGTGCGGCCCTGCACGTCGATGGCACTCACCGTGCGGTCGCTCGCCAGCTCGGTCGTGTTGTCCGTCGCGTCAATCAGGTCCACATACATCCCCTGGTCGAGGAAGGGGAGGCTGTTGACCGTCAGCGTCGTCTGGTCATCGGCAGCGGGTAGGATAGCCAACTCGCCCAAGCCGGTGAAGGAGCAGACCTGCGCGTTGATGACGCGGAACACACGGCGGCGGATGCTCTTGTCCATGAAGTTCATGGCCGTTTCAAACGCATCCTTGCCTCGGGCCGCCTGTCGCAGCATCTTCCAGGTGATGTCCCACACGGCCTGGAACTCGATGAGCGAGAAGGTCGCCTCGGCGGTATCCGGCTGGGCACGCTTCGTGGTCAGCGTAGCGCCCTCGGGCATACCGACGATGTGTCCGGC